TATTATGCTTAAACCCAGTATGAGTATAAGCTACAAAATTTTCTTCTCCTAGATCATTTAAATATATTCGTCTCTTTTTGTAATCGTTCATCTCAAAGTCGTTATCGACATTGCCAAATATTGCATCTTGTATAGTTCCATATAGCTTACCAGACCTTTGCCATGGATTATTTCTTCTATCAGACATATATTTTTTCCCCGTAATGCTCTTGCCAGATTTTAACATCATTTAAATCATTTACAATTGGTTGCCCTTTAATATTTAAGCTTGTATTTAGCAGCATTGGTATACCAGTTTCCCAGTAAAATTTTCTTAGAGCCATATGCAGGCCTGGGTGCTGTTCTTTATTTACAGTCTGCACTCTTGAAGTTCCGTCAACATGAACAACTGCTGGAACTTTATCTGGATATTTACATTTAACTGCATACTGCATGTATGGAGAAGAAAAATTCATATCAAACCATTCGCTAGCAAACTCTTCTAAAATTACTGGAGCAAATGGCCTAAACTTTTCTCTCTGCTTAATGCTATTTACTTTATCTTTTATAGAAATATCTCTTGGGTCAGCAAAAATACTTCTATTTCCAAGCGCTCTGGGTCCGTACTCAGCCCTGCCGTTTGCAACGGCAACAATTCCATTTTGCTTAATGCCATTTACAATTTCATCAACTGGATACTTTCCAACAATATTATGCCCAAGATAGGGGCCACTCCAATTTAAATGCTTTCCATACAATAACGCTGCTGCGCCTAATGAGCTACCAGCATCTCCTGGGTTAGGCATAATCCAAACGCTATCAAATATTTTCCATAGCAATGTATTAGCAGAACAGTTAAGGGCACATCCTCCCATAAAAACTAAATTTGTTTTTCCTGTTATTGATTTAGCCATATTCATAAAGTCTATAAGCCTTTGCTCATAAACTACCTGAACTGCTGCGGCAATATCAAACTTGTCTTGCTCTGAAACCCATCCCCAGTCAGTAATGCCTTTGTGAAAATTATATTTTTGTTTATCATATTTAGGGAAATAGTTATCTACCTGTTTATAATATTTTGTCCAGTCTCCGTAAGCCGCCATCCCCATCATAATATATTCTTCTTGATTTGGCATTAAGCCTATAAGCTGGGTGAATGCAGAATAAAAAAGTCCAAAACTTATTGGGTAGTTTTGTTTGTAAACTTGTTTAATTTTAGATCCTTCCCCAACCCATACCGTAGAAGTATTAAATTCTCCAATTGCATCTAAAACTACAATAACCGCATCTGTATAATTACTTGTGTAGTACCCTGCTGCTGCATGAGATTTGTGATGCCCAAAAGAAGCCCTAGGAATTTTTTTAAGGGGTGTTTGAAGAAAGTATGGCTTGTCCCCACCAAAACCGCCATGAATGGCTATACGGGCCTTTTTAAGCCATATGTTTTCATAATAAGCTATTTTATCTGGATACCCATATTCTAATGCATTTTTAATTAAACTATCATTTGTAAACCAATCATTTTTTTCTTTACTATATCTTTCTGCATGCCCCGCAAAAAGGATTTCTCCGTCTTTAATTAAAGATACGGAGGCATCATGATAGGTTTCATTTATTCCCATAATTATCATTAATATATATACCTTCTTTTATCTTTATTTTTTTTAAATAATTTAATTTTAATCTTTTGAATAAAATACATTAATCTATATACAAGTTGTCTAAGCATTTAAAGCCTTTTCAAAAATTTCTGCAATATGATAATGCTGATGGATTCCATAGTGTGATCCGTCATTGCCACGCTCAAAAATTCTTGGGTCTAAGCTTCTTAATTCTTCATGGCAAGCGTCTTCTTTATATACAGTTTTTGTTGTAACAAATTTTTCGTAGCCAAACGGATCTTTACCGTAATACCCTTCTATATTCCACATGTGTTCTTCGGAGTCGATATAGTTTTTATAATTTACATTAGACATCATTAAGTTAAACCCCATATCATGACTAGACCATATTAATTTTATATTAAAGTCATCACAATATTGTATTAAATGTTCTATTGATCTCATGCTATAAAAAAATGGTATATCGGGAGTTAAAATGCTTTCTAGATCAAAGGGCATCTTTTGATATTTTTCAAACTCTCTTCTTTTATTTCTTTGAAGATACAGACAAGTCATGTATTCTGGATTTGGTTCTCTAGGATCTTCTTCTCTGATATGATCAGACGTTATATATTTTCTTTGCGTTGGTATTTGCATTCTATATGGGTCTGGTAAAAGTAATAATAAAGTTTTTGGTCTACCAAACTCTTTAAAATAAGCAAATAGGTTATTTACTATAGATGGTATTGAGCCACCGACAATAGAGAGGTTAGGTATATCTACATTTATTTTTTTAGATAAAATATTTGTCCAAATAAATTCTTCATTTACTCCAACGCCAAATGTCTGTGAGCAGCCTGCGGCTAAAAAATCTTTTGATTTTTCAAACTGAATACTTCTGTACCCATAATAATTGTAATTGTATGTTATAAAATCATGCTTTTTCCCAGATTTTCCCATTCCTTTTAAATAGTTAAAATTTCCTTTATCTATTTTATTATATAAAAGAGTATTGTAGTTTTTATCTGTTAAAGTTATGTCTCCTAAAGGATTAAAGAACCATTCATTATGACTCATTTAAATTTTCCTGTTCAACAAGGTTTTGAACGTACTCTGAAAAATGTTTCCTAACTGAGCCACTCGGCCTTTGGCCTAAAGACTTCCATATTCTTTTATATTCCATGCAGTTTGAAAATGTAGTTGGGCATACAGTAACTCCATTGTAGTCTTTTAAAACTGTAGGAAGAGGAACGTGCTTACCACAACACTTACACTCTTTTGCTTTTTCTTGATATGTATTCATACTATTTCCATCCCTTCCAAGGCATCTGACAAACTTTCTGGCATCCTGGGCGGACGAATCATGTTTGTGCTAATAACGTCTGATCTATCTCTACTAAAATCATCATACATGGACATAGATTCATATGTATGAATATTTATTTCATTATTCAAGTCTGGTCTTGTTCTGCTAATTGAATTAAATATTGATCCACAAACTGCATCAGCTAAATCTTTTGAGCCCTTTCGTGGGTGGTCTACCTTGTCTCTCATGATTTTAAGCTGAAGCAATTCATCAATAAGTAACGGTATGTGTGGGCCACTAATTCTTTCTTCTAAAATAACCATAGCCATATCGTCATAATGTTTTTTTGCAACTGACAAAATTTCTGTATTAATTCCATATTGTTTTAATTGTTGCATCATATCGTGAGAGTTCCATCGGTCAAAGGTACAGACACCAATATTAAAACCTCTTGTCCTTAAAGAAAGAATATAGTCTTTTACTTCAGTAAAGTCTACAGACTTATCTGGTGTAGGAGTCCAATATCTTACTGCATCTACATGTACTATTGGAGCTGGTTGAGAGTAATCATTTGTAACTTTAACATTTACCCATCTATCAACATGTGCCATTGCAACTGCACAATGGTCGTGCTTTTGAGCCAAGTCAACGTGAATAAAATATTTTTTGTCTGGGTCTGGCTTAAACCATTCTTCTAGTCTTCCAAATTTATCTACTGCAATTCCAGTATTATTAAAAGCCTTTTCTACTTTTTCTCTTGACTTAAAAAATGCATCAATCATTTCTGGAGGCATGCAAGCAAATCTACCCAAAGCGTCCATAGCATTTTTATAAAATGCTGTTTTAAAATCTTCAATACTTCTTGTTGGATTTACTTCCCATGTGGGTCTCTTTAACGCATATACCTTTGGAATAAGGTATGATTTTATATGGTCTTCTTCCCATTCAATTTCAAACTCATTTCCTTCAGTTCCATCTGGAAGTTCCTCGTCAATTTTAAATTTATGTGTTCTAATTACTGTCTCTTTTTCTCCAATAACTGACTCATAAAACTTTTGAATCGGATCATTTTTAAATCTTGGAAATGATAGAAGAATTACTTTACCAAAATCTGGAAAACGAGAATCCACAGATGCACGGTACATATCGTATATAGCATCAGCAGTTTTAGCTTGATCGTGTCCTGTTGTATTTTCAATAGCAAATCCAGATATCTCGTCTAGAATAACAACAATAACATTGTAACCTTCCCAGGCTTCACGCTCTGAGTGTCCTGAATGAACTGTAATTGCTTTATCAAATTTCATTTCAGATGCTTTAGCTTCATATTTTCCTACAAACCAGGGAGATTTATCGATTCTAGTTTTAAATCCCTTAAAGAAAACATTGTTTGCTTGTTGTGAGTTTATAGCAATATTAATAAT